GTTTGGTTCATGAAACTGGGGCAATTTTTCCGTAAAATTTTTCAGTTTCCAATACCCCCAGGCAGGATTCAGTTAGGGGTCAGTAGTTTAGTGGTAGGGGAACAGCAATCTGTTACTATTGGACGTGAATTTGTGATAATAGTCCACTTGTTGTTTGGTAACATGGTTTTGAATGATATCGTGCGAGTATGACTCCGGTAATACTGTCATCTGTTCGAAAAATCGTTCAAGATTGAGTTGTTCAGCAATAGTGACGTTGAACACTTTCTCCATCAATAATCTAGTCTTTGGATTTATTGGAGTTGGTTCGGGTATTTTGCCTACCATCATTGTTTTCAATTCAGCATACTTGTAAGCGTTGAATTCGCTAAAGTTGGGTTTGAGGGTTGGGTGGAAAAGAGTAATCATTTTGTGGGCGAAAGGTTGGATTATGGGTACGCCTGGATACTGGTGGATAAGACTCAGCACCTTAGCTTTCAACAACTTCTTTCTAGCGAGAGGACCAGCATCAGTGTAAAACGAATTGGACCATCCCAAGTTCAACAGGATTTTAATAGGGTCAGCAATCGTAACTAATACGTTCTCATCGCATATAATTCCACAAAATGACGCTTCGGAAATCTCGTGCACAAGAATGATTTCTATTGTAGTGCATACATCAGCATATTCCTGGGCAGTAGGTGGTCTTCCGACAAAACAGAATAAACCATCATCACCTTCCACGACTCCGTCAACATCAGTGTTACCAATTCTATGATGGACAAACAACCCAATCATAAAATTGGCAAACCCATTTCCTAAGGAAGTATTCATCTCTCCAGACATGCGGCCCGCAGGCATCTTCATTCTGAAGTCTCTGAAGTGAATCTCATTCTCTCCACCCAGTACTCGAATAATGGCTTCTAACAGCTCTTGGTACATTGGTAGGGACTTGAATAGGTGTCGATACAACCTGAATTCCATGAGTTCCATTACCTCCTTGGTAAAATGCTTTTCAAATGCCACATAATCGGTGGCCAAATACTGTCTCCCAGCCTTGCGCAACTTTTTGATGATATGTTCTGCGCGTTTTAAGACTGAAATGTGCTTAATGAAAGGTTCACTGTGAGAAATGCTCTCCTCCATAGTGACAGAACCAGACGAATTAGTCTTGATTGAGTAGATTCTGTGTTCTATAGATTTGAATATTGGACCTGCGATTACTTTGAAATAATCTGAGCGGGCGTATATGCCTCGAAATTCTTTGTACTTTGCGTAACGCTCATCTTTGGCAAATCCTTTAATTACAGTAACTTTCTTTTTGTTCAATGGTTTGATCATAGTCTTTATCTCCTCCCAACAGGCTCTAAGTTCTACTTTGCGCCATTCGGGATAATTAGTGTCTACAATCCAAGTGTCAAATGTAAATACCTCACTCTCCTCGAGCGGGATAATATGTGTTTTCAACCAGTTGTCTACAAAAGCAGCCAACTCTACCTTAACTGCTGGATCCCCTGGTGGGACGGATCCAGCGACCCGCTTCATTACCCCCCGCTTAATCGACGCCACATGAGTCAGATTAGGGTGTGGATAAGAAGCCCCACTATACCTTAGTCCCAAAGAAACCCCCATCGGCCGTCGGAGATGAAGCCGGCCAATATCCAGTCGACCAAATTTGGTCCCTGGC